TGAAACCTAAAGTTGACAAACGTCTCCCTATCACCGAAGCTGAAGAGGACGCATGGAAATACATCCAAGCAAAACTTGAACGCGAAGAGCGATTCTGTGAGGAGAATATTGATGAAGATTTCAATGGCACTGAAGGTATTGATGACAGCTACGCTAGTAGTGGCGCTTAGCGGCTGTGCAACCTATGGTACTCAAAACGCTGCCCTGAAAAACCTACGTTATCAAATGAGCGAGAAACAACAGGAATATCTATATAATCTTGAAGAACCAACGAAAGTAATTCACTACCGCGTTGGCGGTGAGAGTGGTGCAGCGTTTATCCGTGGGAATAGTATTAGAATTTATTAACAATAGGGGGAGCCTATTTGAAATATATCAATGTAGATGTCTACATGCAGCGAGTCCTCGCTTTCGATTGTTATGACGATTTCGAGGACTACTGTAAGACCAATAAGGTGGTGGAAGATGAAGACGATGAAATTATGCGGCATGGATCGTCAGGACTTGCAGGAGTGGTTGAGTATGAAGAACCTATCGACAGTGAGCATGGTAAAGTGGATGCTGACTTATTCATTGCATTAAGAGAAAAGCGTTTAGATGATCTATCTCACGAATGTCTTCATTCAAGCTGGATGATCTTGGAAAATGCAGGTGTGAAAGTCGATTTCGAGAACCAAGAACCCCTCACCTATTTGTCACAATATCTGTTCAGGGAGTATTGCAAAGCCTTTAAATGGAAATATAAAGACTAACATTCATCAGCTAAGGAGTATCCAATGCCTGCATCCTCTAAGCGAGCCAAGCGAGTAGAGCGCCGCAACCAATACCGTAAACAAACGGGGCAAGTGAAGAAAGCGAATAAGAGTGCTAAGCGACAATCTTTCGATACTAAAAATGAATCTGAAAATGTAGTACGTGATATTGGCAACAGAAAGAAATTCCATATTTCTGATATGTGTAGTATGCAGCCCAAGACATTGAATCAAGAGCGCTTCCTGACACACTTTTATGATGGTGTTCCTATCATTTCCCTTCTAGGCTCAGCCGGAAGCGGGAAAAGTTTCCTAGCTTTGTACACAGCAATGAGCCAAGTGTTTGATCCAGCAACACCCTACCAGAAAATCATCCTTGTTCGACCTCCTGTTCAAGAAGTTAATATCGGCTTCCTCCCTGGCGGACTTGATGGGCCTGAATCAAAACTCTCTCCGTTTGAAGCTCCCTATAAAGCAATCATTTCTGATATTCTGCCACGCTTTAATGATGGCTACGATCACATGAAATCTCTTGGCTATTTAGAATTTCATCCCCTCTCTTTCCTACGCTCTCATACATTCGATGATGCCATTATTGTTGTCAGTGAAGCGCAGAATTGTGACTACGCATCTCTTAAAACTGTTATCTCTCGCTGCGGTGCTAACACACGCATCATCATTGAAGGGGATACAGCACAAGAGGATATGTCACGTAATCGTCAGAAGACAGGCTTGCCTCACTTAGAGAATGTACTCTACAATATGCCTTCCAGTGATTATGTAGGGATTAAATTCACACACGATGATATTGTCCGCTCTACACTTGTTAAGAATTTCCTAATCGCAGATGAGCGAACACCTCAATAATCTATCTCACTTACTAGCCCTCTTCGGAGGGCTTTTTCATGCCTCAACATAACGTATTGATTTCAGTCTATCCCTCCATTCAACAAATTCCTTGATGGAGGCCGCAATGACATATCAGAAAAGCGTCGATTATACAGCAAGCCCTTCAGCGGCTTATCCTAATTCGCCAAAGACGCCGCTGTATCCGCAAAATCAAGTGGCAACTGTTGCCACACCCTCTCCTGTCTACGACTTTATGCTAAGCTATTGGCAACTTCCAGAGGATTTACGTGGTGGTACATCTGTTATGCGGGAGAAGCGGGAGTTATACCTGCCCAGAGAGCCGCGAGAGAGTCCGCAGGCTTACGAAAACCGTCTACGCCGTACCTACCTATTCAATCTCTACAATCGGACGCTACAGGCTGTCACAGGGCTGGCTTTCGTTAAAGATGTAGCTGTTAAGAATGTGCCAAGGGAGCTTGAATACCTCCAACACAATGTTGACGGTACAGGGCGCTCCCTCACAGAGCTAGCTTATGATTTGACTATCGACGCTATGCAATATGGCAAGAGCCATGCTATCTGTGATTTTCCCCAAGTTGACACTTCAAATCTCACGCACGCTCAGTTTATGCAGGGTGGCTACCGCCCATATTTCACTCACATCAATCCTCGCAATCTTATCGGCTGGCGCACAACGGATGAAGTTGGTGTTCCTGTCTTGCAACAGGCAAGGATTACAGAGAGTAAGATTACGGCAAGTGATCTGAACGAATACGCAGACAAAGTAGTTTATTACGTGCGCGTGTTTAAGCCAGGACAAGTGGAAGTGCATCAGTATGATCCTGAGTTTGAGCAAACCACGTATGAAATTACTGAGACAGTAGATTATAGCCTGCCGTACATTCCATTAGTGACAGCTTATTCAAACAAGACAGGCTTTATGGAAGCACTGCCTCCTATGATGGACTTGGCATGGCTCAACCTTCGCCACTACCAATCATCTAGTGACCAGAATAACATTCTGCACGTAGCTCGCGTACCATTCCTTTTCGCCAGTGGTTTTGAAGAGGGAGAATTGGAGAACGCAGAGATTGGCGCAAGCCGCATGGTGGTGAGTAGTAATCCAGATAGTGATATTAAACATGTTGAACACTCTGGGCAGGCCATTGGTGCCGGTCGTCAAGACCTAATGGATTTAGAGAATCAGATGGCTGCATTAGGGGCAGATTTGCTCGTGTCTAAGGGCGTCAGCCGCATGACTGCTACAGCGCGTCGTCTGGATCAAAACGAATCCATGTCTACTCTGCAATTAACGCTGCGCTCTGTAGAGCAAATGATTGAGCAGCTTTATAAAGTGGCAGGGGATTGGCTCGGTGTTGATGCGTCAGAAGTGGATGTAAGCATTGGCGAAGATATGTCTGTTGCGAATGAGCCTAACCCGACAGCCGCATTGAAAGTGCTGATGGAAACTGGCTTGCTCACAGATAGCCAAGTGATTGATGCAGCAAAACGTCAGGGTATTCTTGCTTCCAATTTTGTATTGGATGAAGAGCGTCCAAGCAATTCACCTGAATGGGGAGCAGAAGAGCAGGCTTCAATCGCTGGTGCTGAAGAGGAAGTTGTCCAGAATGTTGTAGAGGAAGATGAAAGGCAAGTGGATTGAGAAGCCAGTTCTCTTAAAGGGGTCTTAATGGCCCCTCTTTGTCTACATTTGAAACAAAGATAAATATTTCTGTCAATAGGAACAATTAAAGTTCGCTGTGATAATGCGATGTTATCCAAGAACTTATCACACTTTAACACTGGGGTATCGAAGATGCTCCTACACAAATGAAGCAACAGCTTCGTATTTATTATTGGAGGTCGAGATGACTGAGGAAACTACGCAAGAAACTACCGAAGAACAGGCAAGCCAACAAGCAGAGCAAGACGCTGTAGATGTGACGAAACATCAGGCTGAAGGTAATGCTGAAGAGACTAAGCAAGAGGCTTCAAAGGTAGATCAGGACTTAGAGCGAGCTAAGAGTGAAGGTGTTGATTATGAAGAGTTTGAACGCACCCGTAAAGCTCTAGCCAAAGCGAATAAAGAAGCTCAAGAACGTCGTCAGAAGTTGGCAGAATGGGATAAGCTCAATGTGTCTCCTGAGAAAGTGGAATCCCTCCTTCAAGAGCAGAAAGAGGCTGAAATTAAGAAAGCCGAAGAGGAAGGACGCTACCACGAATTGATGGATAAGATGCGTGAGCAGATGACCCAAAAGGAACAAGAGGCTGACGAAAAGGTTAGCCAGATGGAACAGAAACTTCGTGACCAGTTGCATGAGAAAGAGCTTAAAGCTGCGCTACTAGAATCCGAAGCAATTCCCGACCTCCTAGATTATAAGTTGCGTCAACAAACCAAGATGGTGGAGCGCGACGGTAAGTATGAAACAGTGGTGTTGGATGAAGATGGTGTAGAGACAGATAAATCAGTTAATGACCTTTTACAAGAATGGAAGAACCATCCGACATTAGGACATGCTTTTAAAGCACCAAATATTAAAGGTGCAGGCACTAACTCGGAGAATACAAGTAAAGCTCCTAGTGAACGCCCTGGCCCGAAACCAAATCGCAGTAAGATGAGCCAGAAAGAACAACTGGCTTTCGTAGAGAAGTATGGAGTGAAGGAGTTCCAGAAACTCCCTCGCTAATGTACGTGGAGGGCGCAAGCCCTCTTTAACACAAGCACCAAATAATAGAGGCGGGATGTCTCTTGTCAGGTGTAAACATTTAGCTAAATCTTTAACTAAACCTTGATAGGAGATTATATTATGGCTTTTACCCGCGACAATTTTGTAGTTTATGATGAGGAAATGCACACAGGCGTAGTCGAAGTTCTCGACCAAGCCACCATTGACCTCAACACTTCCGCTAATGGCGTTATGTCTTTTGTGACTGACACTATGCGCGGTGACTTCCTGAAAGAGTCTTTCTTCCGTGACATCGACGGTCTTGTTCGTGATCGTGATCCGAATGACACTGCTGACATCACTGCTGATGATCTGACAATGGGCGAAGAAGTCAGTGCCAAGATGTTCCGCACTATCCTCGTAGAGAAAGCTCTGTCTGCTATGTCCGCACTTGGTTCCACCCCTGAAGTGTTCAGCTTCGCTGTTGGTCAAATCCAAGGTAAGCGTATGGCTGCTGACTATCTCAACTCTGGTATTGCTGCTGCTTCTGCTGCTCTGCGTTCTAACGCCGATGTAGTTTATAACGCCACCGCAATTACTGGCCGTGAGACTATCTCTCCGCAAAACCTCAACCGTGTTAAGAAACGTCTTGGCGATGCCTCGCAGCGTGTACGTGCATGGATCATGGATTCCACCATGTATCACGATCTGGTTGAAGATCAGATTGAGTCTAACATCACTGACGTAGCTTCTGCTGTCGTCTATGGTGGCTCTCCTGCTTCTCTGGGCCTTCCGGTAATCGTAACTGATTCCGATGCACTCTTCATTGCTGACCCTGCTGGTGATGGTACTGAGCCTGACCAACACATTGTTCTCGCTCTAACTGAAGGTGCTGTTGAAATCATCGAAGCTGAAGAACGTGCAACTCACAGTGAAGTGGTTAGTGGCAAGGCCAACTTGCTGGCACGTATTCAGAACGAATACACCTTGATGGCTAAGGTTAGTGGCTGTAGCTACACTGGTACTGCTGCTCCGACTCAAGCTGAACTTGGTGATCCCGCCAACTGGAACATGGTTATGTCTGCTAAGAACTCTGCTGGTGCGATTGGCTTGTTCAACGCTATTGACGAAACCACCTAATCAACCTAGTTGATTGATTCCCGCAATGGGGCCATGCTAATAGCATGAAACAAGGGC